GAATTAGAAGCCATCAACATTATGTTGGCTGCAATAGGAGAAGCACCAGTTAACTCGCTTCTCGGCACGTTACCTGTTGATGTAAAGATGGCACAGAAATTGTTGAATGAACAAAACAAAGCTGTACAAAGTGAAGGCTGGTCATTCAACAGAGAATTTAATGTTGTATTGACTAGAGATAATAACAACAGAATTAATATTGCTAATAACGTATTAAGAGTAGATGTGAATATACATGACCATCCAACAGTAGATGCAGTACAACGAGGATCTAAGTTGTATGACAGAAACAAGCATCAAGATACTTTTGAGGAAGATTTAAAATGCGAGGTAATATATTTTCTGACGTTTGACGAGATACCAGAAGATGCAAGAAGGTATATAAATATAAAAGCTGCAAGAATATTTGTAGATAGATCAGTAACAGATGACAGCTTGCGTACATATACAAAAGAAGATGAGTTACGAGCTAGAAGTGCTTTACTAGATGCTGATACAAATAATGCAGATCATAATATGCTTATAGGAGATCCATCATTAACAGGTAGATTTAATACGTTTAATCCATCACAAGCATTAATTAGGTAACTATGGGTGTTGTATCAAGAGCTATACCTACTTTACTAAGAGGTATATCGCAATCTGCTGATGCTACAAAGCAGCCAGATCATGCAGATATACAAGACAATGCAAACAGTAATCCAGTACAAGGTCTTACAAAAAGATCAGGTACACAGTTTTTAGCAAATGTAAGTAGTGGCACATTAGGTAATGTACATATACAAACTATTAATAGAGATACAGCAGAAAGATATATAGCAGTTTTTAGTAATGGTAATGTAAAAGTATATGAGTTAGATGGCACAGAAAAAACAGTAAACAAACCTGACGGTACAACATATTTAAATACGTCTAATCCAAGAGATCAGATAAAAACTGTTACTATTGCCGACTTTACTTTTGTAGTAAATACAAGCGTTACAGCAGCTATGGATACTACATTATCTGCTGGAAACATTACACAAGCTATTGTATTTATCAATCAAGTCTCAGATAAGACTACATATACGCTTACTGTAGATGGCACTACAGCTACAAAAGATACTTCTTCTGATGATCCCTTAAGCACGACAGCAGTTGCTACAGCACTACGAAATGGTTTATCAGGATTATCAGGATTTACTCTTGCACAAAACGGTGCTGTTTTACATATAAAAAAGAATGACGGTAGTAATTTTTCTATAGATGCTACTGATACTCAAGGTAATACACACACCACAGTTGTAAAAGATTCAGTACAAAGGTTTACTGATTTACCAAGAGTATCGCCTAACGGATATGTAGTAGAAGTAAAAGGTGATGAGTCAACTAACTTTGATAATTACTACGTTAAGTTTGTTACTAATAACGGTGGTGCATTAGAAGAGGGTCAATGGGAAGAAACAGTAGAAGCTGGTATTACATTTAAATTTAATTATGGCACTATGCCACACGTTTTAATACGACAAGCAGATGGTAATTTTAGGTTTGCAAGAGTAGATGGTGATAGTTATACGATTTCTGGCAATACATTTACATTACCTAAATGGGGTGAAAGAACTGTAGGTGATTTAGAGTCTGCACCTAATCCATCTTTTATAGATTCTAAAATTAATAATGTATTCTTTTTTAGAAACAGGCTAGGTTTTCTAGCTGATGACAATGTAATACTGTCTAGAGTTAGTGAGTTCTTTAATTTTTTTCCAGAAACAGTACTTACTGTAGTTGACTCAGATCCTATTGACGTTGCTGCTTCTCATACAAAAGTTGCGATACTTAAGAACGCAGTAACTATGGGTGAACAGTTGATCTTGTTCTCAGATCAAACGCAGTTTGTTATGGCTAGTTCTTCTGATACATTTACACCAAAAACTGCAAACGTAATTGTTGCAACAGAGTTTGAGTCTAGTGATTTAGCTGCACCTGTTGGTTCTGGTAGTTCTATATATTATTTAACAGACAAAGGTGATTTTGCTGGTGTAAGAGAATATATAACACAAGAGAATATAACTCTTAAAGATGCTGCTAATATAACTATCCATGTACCACGTTTAATACCAAAAAATATATTTAAGTTTGCAGTATCAACAAATGAAGATGTGTTGCTATTACTAGGTTCTGATAATCCTAATAAGTTATATGTAAACAGATGGTTAGAAGGTGAACGAGGTAAAATATTAAACTCATGGTCAACATATACTTTTAATGAAAACAGAACTATACGAAATATAGATTTTATAGGTAATGAGTTGTTTTTAGTTATAGAAGAAGCAAACGGTACAACATTAGAAAAATTACCATTTGCAGCAGACTTTGTAGAAACTAATGCTACGTTTGAGTTTCATCTAGATCACAAGGTAACAGAAGCAACTACTGGTGTATCTGTAGCATATAACTCTGGTACTGATGTAACTACATTTACTGTACCTTATAGATTAAGAAAGAAGATGACAGTAGTAGGTAGATATTTAGCATCTAACGAAACAAGTACATTTGTAGATACACAAGGCAATACAAAAACGCTAAAAGCTGGACAAGTATTACAGACAGCTAATGCTACAGATGGCAGTACAAGCACAATAACTATTAGTGGTGATTATAGAAATAGTAAATTTATTATTGGTGAACCTTATGAAATGCACTATAGGTTTAGTAAACAACGACTAACAGAACAAGCAGGTGGTCAATCATCAGGTGAGATTATTAGTGGTAGATTGCAGCTACATCATTTTTATATAAAGTTTGAAGATACAGGATTTTTTAAAGTACAGGTAACACCAGAAAATAGAGATACAAGTGAACATGAATTTACTGGTAAGTTTCTTGGTGCTGCATCTGCTGCTATAGGTCAGATAAATTTAGAGTCTGGTACATTTAGATTTCCTGTAATGAGTCGTGCAGATAGTGTAGATATAGATGTAAAAAATGACACGTTTTTACCTACACAGTTATCTAGTGCAGAGTTTGAAGCAATGTTCTATATAAGGAGTAGAAGGATATAATGGGATATTTACGAAAATCTAACAGCAAAGATTTACGTCATGTTATGGCTAATATGCGTGTTATGGACAAGGTAGAAGCGTATTACCAATGTGGATGTGAACCAGAAGATGCACTAGCTCTTACATATATAAATAGTCAAATAACTATGACCGCAGCAGGTGACGAAGATCAACCTATGGGTTTATGTGGTGTTATGCCTAATGGGTGTATATGGTTTGTTGCTACTGATGAATTGTTTGATAATAAAAAATATAGAATACAACTTGTTAGGAAAGGTAAGGAATGGGTAAATGAACTTTTACAAACCTATGATTATCTTTATAATTATGTATATGCAGAAAATGAGACTTCTATTAAATGGTTGCGTTCAATGAATTTTAATTTTATAAATTTACATAAAGATTATGGTTTACATAAAAAACCATTTTATGAATTTATGAGGATAGTCTAATGTGTTTAGGTGCTGGATTATTAGCAGGTGCAGGTGGTGGAGCAGCAGCAGGTACAGCAGCAGCTACAGGATTTGGTGCAGCAGCTAGTGCTGGTACTGCTTTAGGATTTAGTAGTGCAGGTTTAGCAGGTCTAGGTGCGACAACAGCAGCGTTTGCACCGATAGCAGCAGCAGCACCAGCAATATCATTCGGTGCAGCAGCTAGTGCTGGTACTGCTTTAGGATTTGGTTCTTTAGGTGCAAGTTTATTAACACCAGCAACATTAGGTGCTTTTGCTACACCAGCAGTTACAGGAGCTACAGGTTTGTTCGGTTTAGGTGCTGCAACAAAACCATTTTTATTAGGACAAGCATTAAGTCTTGGTACAAATATTTTTAGTACTTTGCAGCAAAGACAAGCAATATTTGATTCAGTTCGAGATATATACGATACTTCATTACAACTTATAAGTAATGCAGAACAAGCAAAAATAGATCAACAAAATAGTATTAATGATTTAAAAAAAGCAAAAGATGCTTCTGATAAGCAAAAGATTTTTACACAAAGGATAAGAAGTGAAAAAGCAAAAGGTGCATTGATAGCGTCAGAAAGATCAGGTATTACAATTAGTTTGTTAGCACAAGATATAGAAAATCAAACAGCTAATCTTGTAGAATCAATAAATCAAACTATGGAAACTAGAGTACGAGAAGCTATAAGAGACAAAAACGCATCTGATACTAAAAGAGATTCTATACGAAATCAAGCTATTACTAATATTAATAAAGCTACAAATGCTGCTGCTAATGCACCTACCTTGTTTGGTGCTATAACTAAAACTTTAAGTTCTGGTTTAACATCTTACGCTGGTTTGAGGGCAATGGCATGAGCAGTTCTTATCAAGGTACAGAGTTTGCTGTAGAAGGACAACAACAAGGATTTAATGTTGAAAAACCAGTAAGCACTTCTGTACGACCAAAAACAGCTATAGATACGATTGCAGAAAGTCTTGCAAGTCTTAACCCTGCAATAAATGCTATGTTAAATCTTAATATAAAAAAAGCTGTAGCAGAAGAAAAACAAAAAGGTTTTAATTTAGCTGTAAGAGAAAATAGACGAGAAGGTGGTTTTAAAACAGTAGTAGATGAGCTACGAAAGAATCAAGAAGATGGTGTTACAAATAGATTTATAGCAGGTAGTATTTTTGCACAAGATGCTTTTAATGAAACAAGAGCTAGTTTGTTGTCAGCAAGAGTACCTAGAGAAATAGAAGCGTTATACAATATAACAACTGTAGAGTCACCTCTTATTGCTGAAGATGGTACACCTTTGACAGATGTTAATGGTGATGCAATTACGGAGAATAGACCACTATATGAATTTCCTGTAACCTCACCACAATATAGAGATTTTGCAGAGCAGGTTAATGCTATAGGTGAAGCTGAATCACAATTTTTACAACCAGAAGATAAGTTAAAATATTTACAAGCAAAAGAATTAGCTTTTCAAAAATTAGAAAAGAATCACGTTACAAGAAATAATGATTTTAAATTTAATACATTAACAGCACAGAATAATTCTGTTTTATTAGAGTCATATATAAAATCAAAAGATGCTGATTTATCAACACCAAATATAGATTTATTTGAAAATGATGAACTGCAAAAAGAAGCAGAATTAAATAGTTTAAAACTTATAAATGATAAAATTACTAGAGATTTTCAATTAGGTTTAACATCAGATAAAAGTAAAAAGTATTACGAAAATCTTATAAAAAATATTGAAAGTGTAAGTTATCAAATATTTGAAAGGTTTGGTGAAGATGAAGCAAGAGATTTTTTAAGATGGGCTGAAAATATAAAATATGGTAATGGTAAGAATACATTATTGCAGCATAAAGATTATAAAACTAAAGTATTTCAAATTAAATCTAAAATAGGTAAAGAAGTAGATCGTATAAATGAAAATAAAGATAAGAGAGAAGAAGAAAAAGCAGAAAGATTTTTTGATGCTGGTATTCAAGAATTATTAAAGAAAACAAATACAGGTAGGATTTTATGGCTATCACCAGAAGGTCAAGAGTTACATCAACAAATGATTAATCAGTTTCCAAGATACAAAGAAATGATTGACGACTATGTTGATTTATATAATGGTGATCGTAAGAAAGCAATATTGCAATTTAGGATTGACATGAATAGTGGTATATATGATGACCAACCAGAAAAAGCAGTAGATCGTTTAACGCAATTAATTAATGATTTAGGAGGTTATTCACGAATTACAGATAGCGAAAGCACTATGATTAATACTGCTATTGCTGATTTAAGAGCAGTACCAGACAATCAACTTAATGGTGGTTATAAAAATCTTAGAAAGTCAATGAAAGACATGATATACAATACTTTAGAATTAAACATAGATGCAGAAGGTTCTGTAAGTTTATTTGAGTCTTTTAATAATAAAGGTGTTAATAAATTTAATATGACTGCTGGACAGGCAAACATAATAGCTAAAAACGTTTTAGATAAAGTATTACTTGATATATCAGACTACAGAGATAGTGGTGATAGAAGCGAAGAAGATATACAGAAATATATAGAAGAAACAATTATGGGTACTGGTACTAAGAGCATACAAAGATTATTAAATGATGCTATACGACCAACTGATATAGAAATAAATCTATTTAGTGCTGATGGTCAAGAAGTACTACCAATAAAAATTAATAAATATAATGACTCAGACTTATATAACAAATTCCAAAGTGGTGAAGTTACAGAGTTTAATCCACCAGAAGATTTATTTAGGAAGAAAAATATACCATTTAAATTTTATAGTAATTACTACAATACAAAAAATCCAAAAGATTTTGAAGCAACTGATTTGCCTAATATATATTTAAACAACGTAAATACAATAGATGGTGAAGTTATCGATAAAGGTAAAACAGATAGTATAGAAAAATTAAAGAAAGATGCTAAAAGTTATTCATCATTACCATTAGAAGAAAACTCTAATAGATTTTTAGCTAGTGCATTAAGTGAGACAAGAGTTGCAAGTACAGATTTATCGGGATTAGTTAATATACCACCAGATACAATAGATACTCAGCCTATTACGCATACAGTTATATCAGGTGATAATGTTTCTGATATTGCGGATAAATATAATGTATTACCACAAGAGATTATAGATTTAAATAATTTAGGTGATGGTAGCTTAATTAATGTCAATGACAAATTAAAAATACCAATGAATCCAGTAAATACTTTATTTGATTTTAGAAATAAGGAAGAAATGCCATTTAAAGATTATGGAGGATTTGGTAAATTAATTAAAACTGGTGAGTCTAATGATAATTACAATGCTGTAAATATTAAAGATGGTGATAATTATGTTTCTGGTGTTGTAGATGGACTAGATCAAAAAACTATAGGAGAAGTATTAAGCGACCAATCTAATGGTGATTATAGAGCAGCAGGTGCATACCAATTCTTATACAATACGTTGAACGAAACGTATGAAAGGGCTGGTTTGACAAAAGATAGTATCTTTAATAAAAATAACCAAGATCGTTTATTCTGGGCGAGGATGGTTAATAGCAGCAGACCAAACATAAGAGCATACTTAATTGGTGTGTCTGATGATTTAGATGCTGCATTAGAAGATGTATCGTTGGAATTTGCAGCAGCACCAGATTCTACAGGTAAAGGACAGTTTGATACAGATGGTAGAAATCAAGCAAACATTGACTTACAATTATTAAAAGATTCAATAAAAGAAGCTAGAAAACAACTTATAGGTAAGTAAATGACATCTTCTGATTTTCCTGAGAAGTACGAAGCAACAGAAAGCTCACCTGAGACTAAAATTACAACAGCTTTTGATAGTCTTAACGATACAAATACTATCTCTACAAAAGATGCTTTTGCTAATAGCGATCAACCAGTATTTGATGCAGCAAGTTCAGACAAAATATTTAATGATTTAGATTTAGAAAATAGTAAAATACCTTTTTCTATAGGTGATGAGAATACACCATTAACAGATAATACGGAAGAACCTGATTTTTATGATAAGAAGTTTGCAGAATATGAAAAGAATTTTGATAATCAATTTTCAAATAAAGTATATAAAAAAGTTGGTGATATATTACCTAAGAATTTAAAGTCTAAATATAATACGCAATTAGAAGTAAGAAAACAAAAAGCATTAAAAGACTATAGAAATAAATTAAAGTTTGCTGAAGAAAATGCTGATAGTTTTGTTGGTCAAACAGTAAGAGGATTTCTTGCTGCATATCCAATGGCTATAAATGAGCTATATGACGGAGGTATAAACTTTTTTAGAGAAATAGCAGGTCAAGAATATAAAGAGTTTGAAATTTTTGATATTGATGGTATTACAGAAAGTCTTACTATGGTAGATCCAGAAGAAGGCAATAAAAACGTGTTTGATACTGTAAGTATTATGACCAGATTTATTGTTGGTTCTAATGCAGTTAAAGGTGTTGGTAATAAATTATCAGGCGGTGTTAATCCAGTTACAGGTTTAGGTAAGTTTGATTATAAACCTGTTAATTACAGTTTAAAAGGTGCAAAGGTACAAGATGTAGCAAACTTTTTTCACAATAGAGCATTAGGTTTTACAGAAGATTTTATTGCTTCTGTTTTATTTTTAGATAGTGAAACAGATAATTTCTTTAAAGTTTTTGAACCGTTAGTTAATAAAGTTCCACAATTAGATACTGCTCTATATAGATTTTTAACAAGCACAGATCCAAAAGAAGATGGTTTTATATTATCTAAATTAAAATTTGGTTTAGCAGAAGCATTACCTTTTCAGTTAGGTTATACAGGTGTAAGAGGATTAAATAGATCAGGTAGAATAGGTTTTAAAACTGCATTTGGTGAAACTGTTGATTTAGGTAGATTTTTAGTAGATGGCACAGTAGAAAAAATAAAAGCTATTAAGAAAGATCCATTATTAGTTGAACGTATAACACAAGAATTAATTAGTAAAAGAGGTTTTAGACCTGATGTTAATTATAAGTATATAGATGATGTTCAATGGAATCAGTTAACGCTAGATCAAAAAATAGAACAGTTATATAAAAGAAATGATATTGTTGTTGAAAGTTTAGCTGATGAAGATAACGGTAAAATAAGCTATATAAATAAAGCTATTGCTGAGTTAGATACTAATGGAACTTTAACAGAAGATAATTTAAAGCAGTTATTAGATATAAAAGGTGATGAAGCAGCTACACCATTTATGACCAATTTAGATAGTGGTAAAGGCTTGTTTAATAATCGTGGTAAAGAATATTTAAAAGAAAGACTAAAGTTTTTAAATTTTAAGAATAGAATAGATGGTAGTCCAAAAGAAGGTTATACATATAAAAATGCAAAAACTGGTGATGTTGTAACATATCCACCAATTAGGTTTCAAAAATTAAGTGACGGTGATTATGAACTTTTAAATGGATTTGTTGATAATCTTGCTGGTGGTAGATTAAATGATGTTTCTTTTAGTATTAACAGTAAGATAGGTGCTGCTGGTAGATTTAATTTTGAAAATAAATTAGTAGAGATAAATGGTAAAATTTTTGAAGAAGGTGATTTTAGTCGTACATATATACATGAGTTATGGCATACATTATCAAGATATTTACCAGACGTAGAAGTTAAAAAATTAAGAAAAGAATTTGCAAAAAAAAGAAACAAATACTTGCAAAATTTTGATGCTAATAAAAAAGATTATATAAATACAAAAGATGTTGATACATTATTAGTTGATGCTTTAGAGTCTTTTGAACAGACTTCACCTTTTGCTGGAATAAGAAGAGCTAATGTTTTAAAAAATAAAATATTTAGCGAAATGAAAGCAGGTAAACTAAAAAGACCAAACGATACAAAAACATTTAAAAAGATTGCAAATGAATTTTTAGAAAGAAACAAATTTACTAATGAAAACTATAGATATACAAATATAGATGAATATTTTGCAGAAACAATGACAGATGAATTTTTTAATTTTGAAGGTCGTTTACCTAGTGCAGAAATAGGTACTTGGAAAAGATTAGGTCAAGAAGTACAAGAATACTTTAGAACTATAATGGCAAATGTTAGAGCTAAGTTTGGTGATACAAGAACAACAAAAATCTTTAATGACTTTAATTCTAATAACGGTCAATTTAAATATAAGAAAACAGATTTGCCTATAGAGTATAGAAACTTTGATGACATGAACAAAGTTGATTATATAACTTATAAGAGAAATGGAAATAGACCAAATAGAAAAGGAATAGGTGCACCAAAAGGTGATGGTCGTGGTGGTGATG